TTTCGCTTCCTTCGCTTGATCTCTCAAGGTCTGGAGCGACTGGAAGTCCTCAATCTGCGCCAGCGGCACGTTGCTGGGCAACGGCTGGGCGGGTGCAGGTTGGGCGGGTTGCTCGGGTTGGCTGGCCTTTTGGGTCAGCTGTGCCTGCAATTCCGCTACTTGGGCCTCCAAAGCTCTGCGCTTGGCAATCTCCTTGCCGATGCGCTTCTCGATCCTCTTTTCAGTTTTGTCTTCGGTTGAATCGTCTTGAGAAGGAACGTCGGCCTCACCCTCGGGTGTTTCCACCTGCTGGCTCGGCTCGGCAGACTCGGCGGTAGCCTCATCTGGGTTGGCTGAATCGTTTGGCGTTTGGTCCCTCGCCGGAGCAGCTTGTTCAGCCTGTCGTTGGGCCTTCGCGTTTTCCGCCTCCATGTTAAGGAGACGTTGCGCGGCTTGCGCGACACTCAAGTTGCTTTTCTTAGGGGCATCATTTTTCGCCTCCGTGGCGGGAGCCACATCAGCCGGCTGTGAAGGAGCCGTTTCAACGGTTTCGTTAGGCATGGGTTTAAGTCCCAAGAACTTTGGGCATGGGTTTGAGTCCCAAGAACTACCTAGCGGGTGCCAAGTGACGCTACGGGTGCGATTCACACACCCGCTTGTCAACAGGAATTATTAACCGCGCTACTAGCGCGTAGTAACAATCCTAACCAGCCCGCTGCTCGGCGTCCAACTCGGCTGCCTGCATCTGCTGCTGCACGAAGTCATCGTACAGTCCGATGATCTGCGAGTACGCCCGCAGTTCACCCGCAGCGGCGAGCGTCATCCGCTCGTCCTTCACCACGGCATCGGAGCAGAGGTCGATCATCGTGGAGTGCTGCATCTCGCGCATCTCCTCGATGAAATCTTGAAACGAATCGTTACCAACCAGACGGAACATGCACTGACGCAGCCGGCCAAACTTCTCGGCTGACGTCAGATTCGGGTCGCGGCGTTTCTTCATGTGCTAGTGGTGGCGGGCATCGGCCCTGGCATCTGCGCTCCGAGGCGTCCAATGACGGCGTTCTGCTGCTGCTGGAGCTGGAACTGGTACTGCTTGGCCCTCGCCTCCAGACGCTCGCGGAACGGCTGATCCTGTTGAAACCTCTGCTGAACATCGGGCTGTTGCAGGTATTGCTGGATGACTTGCAGGCCAAGCTGCGGCGGGGTGCCGGGCTTGATGTTCTTCGGGATGCCGGCGAAGATCTGCGCCAGATCCTGCTGCTCGTCCTGCACGATCTGCTGCTGGCCTTGCTGCGCGGGACGGATGATGCGCTCGGCAATGTTCGGGTCGATGGTGGACACGAACGCGGTGCAAAGGGCGGACCAGTCGATGACACCTTCGCGGTCGAGGGACTGCGCGGCTTGGATGATCGCCGTCCACTTCTCCGACATCCGCTTGAAGTCGGGCGACTGCACATCCCACGCGAGGTAGAAGTCGAACTCCTCGTTCACGTCGCCCTTGTTGAAGAGCTGGAAGTTCGGGTCTTTGACGCCCATCACGCGGAACGTGACCTGATCCATGCCGTACTGCTTGTAGAGCTTCCACACTTGGCGGAAACTCTTGGCAAGGCAGCCGAGGAACTTATCGACCTCAAACTGGTTGTAGATCGGGTCGATGGCGGGATCGCCATCACGGCTGGCAAAGCCGTTGTACTCCTTGAACGAAGTCTCAAGCAGTTGCTCGGACTTGTCCGTGTTCATGTCCGGTATCGGACGGTCGGCGTAGTGGTACTCGTTCGGACGCCGTTCCGAGATCATCGCACCTGGACCCCAGCGGCCCGGCGGGCGGCCCTGCGGGTAGCAGATGGGCGGGAGGATGCCCAAGGAGGCGGCATCAATGCGGGAGTCCTTGTGCGCCTTGATCTGGTCCTGCCACGGCTTGCCCGGCTCGGGCAGGCCACGGGAGTCATGGAGCTTGCGGCTCAAGTACTCGCGCCTGTATAGGACAAATGGATACTCACCGTGCGCGTAGCCAAGCAGACCGGTCTTCGCGCAACCATCATGGTTCTGGTCGGGCGGCAGCATCGGGTTAAACACAGTGCAGTAGATGCCGGGCGTGCCATCCTCGTCGGACAGCCGCTGATAGGCGTAGACCACGCCAATGCGGTCGGTAAACCGCTGCTGCGTGTAAACGAACGAGCGGGAGATCGGCTGCATGTACTCGCTCGGAGACATGCTGATCAATTTGCCGCGCACTTTCTGGATCGCGGCCTCCACCCACTGCTCATCCCAACCGTCCGTGTTGACCATCGCCCGTAGTTGCTCGGCGGTGAAGTACTCCACGCGGTAGATACCGGGCGCACGCTCCAGATCCGTCGAGAACGATGGGATGAAGACGTGCTCGTCCAGATTGAACGCACGGACGACAGGGTACGAACGCTCGGGGCCGTCCATCGGCACGCTGGTCTCACCCGAATCGCGCAACTCACGCAGCATACGAGCGGCCTTGTCCTTTGACGCGCCGTACTGCTCTTGGAAGATCGCCTTCAGGTCATCCGCCGCGCTCTTGTCCTCAATCAGCGCCACGATGTCGATGTTCGGGAACTGCTGCTGCAAGTCCTGCACGCGGACGTTGACCAACACCTTTTCGCGTCGCTTTTCCCAGAACTGACCCATGATGGCGACGCCCTTCTCGTTCATGTAGTTGGAGCACATCTCGACTTCGCGCTCCACTTCGGGAATCTGCGTCTGGATCAGCCAACGCATGAAGTTACTGACCAGCTGGCTACGCGCCCCGTCCTCGGCGCCTACGGGAACCGCTGTCAGGTTGGCCCGCTTGAACGCCATGCACTCCATGGCGACCTTCTTGTTGATGATGTTATCGACAAGGAATACGCGGAGGTCACTCGCACCATCCCATGGCGTGGGGCTGGTCTTGCTGCCCTCGCGGGCGTGCTTCTTGCCGTCGGCGGACTGGCCGTTCCAGATCGCGTAGCGCGTCTCGTAGTTCAGCCGGCATTGGTCGATGAACGGCTGGTTATCACGCACACAATCCTCGAACGCCTTCTTGAGAAGGTTGAAATCCGGCCCCTTGTTCTCGGGCGGAGCTAACTGAAGACCGGGATCAGGGGGGATAGAGGTGGCGTTACCGTCAATGGAACTCATGGGCTTTGATAAGCGCACCTAATGGGCGCAATCACAAAGGTGGCAAGCAATCAATAACTCCAAGTGCGGTCGTCCAGCTGCTCCGTGGCGTGGGGATCGACAAACTCGCAGTTGGAAACGCAGAGGTAGCGCAGACAGTCGATTGGGTCTTTGGTTGCCTCGTCCTTGCCGCCTTTGGCCGTGTACTCTTGCAGCGAGTAGATCAAGTTCTGGCAGCGGTCGCTGATGTACAGCTTCGGAGCGTTCAGCGCGGACAATGGCCGCTTTTCGTCGTAGGACAACAGGCCATTGATGAGCTGGAGGCCGTTTTCGATCTCCACGCCCGGTGCCGGCTGGAACACCATGCCGGCGTCATCCAACTCGCTTATGATGGTGGTGGCGCCTTCGGCTGACTGCTTTTCCGCCGCACCGAGACGCGGGTCGATGAACCGCTCGAAGACGGTTTCGCCCTGCTCGCAGTGCTTGATGAGTTCAACGTAGTCGTTGATGCCTTTCTTGCTGCCCTTTTGCGCGGGGCCGGCTTTCCCTTCGGGTCCGCTGCCGGGCAATGCCCAGTCGTCGTAGTCGGGCCACTCTCGGTAGACCCACCATGTGCCGGCGGCGTCGATGGCGACCCAGAGCATGAACCAATTTTTGGAGCCTGCTGGGTCCAGCGCCATGTAACGTGTGACATTGTAGTCCACGTTGTTGACCCAAGGCATCTTTTCGTGAGGGATGACATTAACGTCTTTGTTGAAGCCAGGAAAGACGCTAGTGATGCTTTTAGTCGGGACACCGTATGCACGGGCCAAGACTTCATCCTTGGGACGGCCAAGCAACTTGTTTCGGAAGTCGGACGTGTCGATGAAAGCGTTGTCTTCAGTCCAGAAATAGTAGATAACAGTTCCCGGTCTGGAAAGGGACTCTTGGACGACTGGTAGCTCTCGACCCACCAGCGGGGCAAATCGCTTTTCAATGGTACGAGTCTTCCCGAGGATGTCCTGAACGAGAGGTGTCCAGCCTGTGAGAGTAGTAAACGTGAGGATGATGCGTCCATGGTAGTCCGTCGTTCGGTATTGGAGCGTCTCAAACATCTTCTGGGGACACTCCTCGTCGCACCAGATCAAGTGAGCGCGGTAGCCCTCCGCTACTTGTGCATCAGCTTGGTAACTGCGGTAGTTACTAAACTTGATACTGCCACCGCGACGGAAACCATTAACAGGAGGCAGGATACAAATGTTGTCAGTAAAACCGTTCTTCTGCGAATACTGGACACTGTGGTTTAACCCTTTCTTGGTCGGTAAGTTGCGGATGCCTTGAGGCAGAGCGTCCCAGACCATGCGCTGCTGGTCCTCGATGCTGCGATCCTCGTTGACGTGGTAGGCGCGGACCTCGGCGCCGGGTATCGTACCGGCTGCCCATACGCAAAGGCGGCTGGCAATCATGCTCTTCGACGAGCGGTTGCCACCTAGGATGATGTGGTTGGTATACTTGGTCCAGTTGTTCATCACCGTCTGCCACGACGGCAACACCCAGCCCGCCCCTACTGGGTTTTCCAATGCGTCCTTGTTCCGTTGCTCCCGAAACGTCAGGTAGGCGGCCAGTTTTTCATGCGGCCAGCTCAACAGCTCGGCATCGGGCGGGTTTTCCACCCATGGGATGCCAAAATCGGGCCGAAAGTCGTCCGAATAGAACCGGTCAGCGAGAGGCATGGCGTTTTTTCATCCTGACGCTGTAAGTCATGCGGCTGGACTCCAACTGTGACCAAGGAATCAGCCCTTGGCCGTCGATGTTCAACCCTTCCGGCTCCGCGTAGATGCTGATTCGGGCGTATTCCCGCGCTCCTTCCACGTCCGGTTCGATCAACCACTCATCCACAGCGCGTTTTGTGACCATAACTGCCACTATTGTGAGCACTAACGTCAGTAAAGTCTCACAAGTGAGATGTTGATGGTTATTAGGTGCGCTAATAAGTGACTTGTCGTTCAACTTTGGGCTTAAACGGCTACAGATCGTAGGCATACCTACGGAAATGGCTCAAAAACGTATTCTGATCGGCACACCGCTCAAAGGAGATATTCCCAAGTCTTATTTCCGTACCAGCCTG